CTTCCAACTACCATCTCCGCGCGTACTGTCACCAGGTTTCAACTAGTCATCAACATGAACGGATGACAACCAGGATAAGGACTTGCACCCCGTTAAGAGGGATTAGAGACGAAATATATCCACCGCAATAAGCACTTTGCGACGGACACACCTCTCGGCATAAAGCCGCTTTAGCAAGTCTGGACAGCCCATTTACGCACCTCAATAGTGACTGGAAAACGATTAACCCACCTCGTGTATGCAGACAGGATTTTTTGTCTTACTCAACCAGAGCTACACTAACGACCCCCGACCAAAGCAGCTACACGCTGTCCGGGCTGAAGAATCGTTTTTCTTGGCACTAACACTCTACCTCGATAGACTCCGAAGTTGAACTCTTCAATTCGAAGTCGATGCAAGCATCCTGTAGTACGTCGCTTAAGAGGTGTATCCCAAGACCAGTGCCAGACATGGGCCCAAAAGCCCTTATCTGCCACGCGACCTCGGAAATCATCCACGACTTCAGGACTCATGTCATAGCGATCTATCAAGCCTGACCAGAACATTGCGGACTTTAGTTCCGATGTCTTAGGCCCAATATCGTGCAGTGGGACTTCAGAGTATACCTGAATTTCTGGACCATAATGCTTGTCCAAAAATTCAAGGCATTCTGATTCCAAATTTTGTAGCGGCTGGATCAACTTGTCCAGAGCCAAGCCAAACCCATCAACTCGACCACACATTCCCTCTTTAGAGAGAAGGTTGTAGAGCTGACAGTAGGAGACTTGGTGACCAGACAACTCAACCTCGAGCTGCGCAGGAATCAGACCCACCCCCCCATAGCACCTCGGCATAAACCAAGGAATGCCAGGGGGCACCTCTTTGAGCTCAGGATGTGAGTCAATAAGTAGCGTAAGCCACAAATCATACTCATCCGGAGTCTCAGCACAATATTGTAAATACTGACAAATTGGTGTATAGTCAGTACGAGATAGCGCGACATGATGGTCAACCTTTGAGAGGAGTCGTCCTTCATTACCTCCAACGCTTGAACGCGAACCAGTGTTCAGCATTAGATTTAATGGGATCGGTTTTACTCTCTCAAAGCGACCAGCTTGCGTGTCCACCAAATATAGTTCAGAATTAAGAGTCGCAAAGTTCTGAGCAACATAATTCTTACCTACGGAAGGCGGCAAACCAAAAATGCGACACACTGGAGTCCAAGCACTATAGAGCTCCACGGAAGCTAAAAATAAAATGTCGTCACCGTTAAACATAGCCGGTAAACCAAGAATTTCTTCCCGGCTCAAAGCCCTGTTTAACAGTGTTTCCCGCGCGCACACCACCGTCAGAAGATTAGCAATATTCAGTATTCTAAAAGAAACTGGAGAGCCCATCAACTGACCGTGGCGCTGCTCGCACCGCTGCTGTTCATGATTCAGAATATGTCCAGTCAAACCCCAGATAAAATCAAGAGTGGTGACCGAATCAAAACCAAAACGAACAGCCAGCGCACGGGCGACAGCTTCCGACACCTGTGGATTCAAATTATCTGTGGAAGCCTCGTAATCACCTGAGATAAAGAGGGGATTACCCCACTCCAACTCATGATTATAACGAAGTTCCAGCTTATAACGAGTCCACAGTGACTCAATGTCCCCCGAGCACAAGGGTCGACAAGTGAGTCTAAAGAGATCGCACTTACCTAAAGCCTCAATAAGGGCGTCATTAAGTGGTTTCAGTCGGGCATAACGCTCCGCCGGACCAGCTGTAATGACACGCACCTTAAAACCTTCTTTGAGGCCTATAGGTCGGCAGTCAGAGTTATTGCTCACTAAGAGGGAAGTACGACGTGCACAAATCTGTTCTTGCATAGACCAGTACTCACAAAAAGGCAACTCATGTAATTCGGAATTTCCATCGAATAACACGGGATGTCTAAGCGATTGCTTGCCTATATAGCCCAGTGCACCTCCCATCTTAGTCGAACTCTCGAAATGCGAAGAAGAACTGGGAAGATCACCTGCACAGTGTGCACGGTAGTTGGACCAAAAATCTTGTATTACAGTTTTTGGAAAAACAGCCGACATCACACGGTCCAGAGTAGTCCTCCCCCACCGGTCCTGACGATACAGAAGTGAGTTAATTGATTCAACATCAACCTCTCGATCAGTGGTCAACTTTTTAAAGGTTGAACTGACCTTCATCGTCACGAGGTCATCATGCGGCAGCGGAAAAGCACG